ACCCACCAAATAGCGAGGCAATTCCCGCCGCTTGATTGTTTCCGCCGCCGCCAAGAGCGTTTCCTAATAGGCCAGCTTTCCCCATGGTCCCTGCTGTTAGTGCGTTACCCAGCCCTGATTGAAAAGCATCAGACATTGATCCGCCCTCACCCAAGGTCCCAATGCCGCCACCGATAGCGGCCCCCATAGGACCACCTACTGCCATGCCTACAAGGCCACCTAAAGAAGATAAAAGACCCATTACCAAACACCTCCGTTTAAAGGCGGCATAGTGACGGGAACAGTAACATCTTTTGGAACTTCTGTTGGTTTGTTTTCTTCCTCTTTTTTGCTCATACCACTATCCTCAATTCACCTGTTGCTGTTTTATATACATCATCTGCCACCAAACCGCCAGCAATAGCTGCACTGTTGTTTGCGTACACACCTAGACCAGAAAGATTAAGAGAATTTGCTCTTATGGGCCCGGGGTTTTGCCGCTGTTGAGTATACAACGAAAAAGCGCGTGTGATCTGCGCTGTATAATCTTGGCTGTACTCGGGAGGGGCCGTAGCAAAGAACGGAATAAATTGTGGCATTAGCGTCTCCCGTCAGGGCGAATGTCAAGGCGCGTCAATCCAAGTCTCCATTGAGTACCGACTTGGTTGGACTCTACTCGCAAAGACACCGCCCGTCCTCGTAGTCTAACGTCAAGTTTGTCGGTGTACTTTTCCACAGGGCTGGCTACAGAGCGTACCGTGTTTCCACTTTGTGTCTGCGTGGTGCCACTACCAGGGTAAGTTCGTGCGTTTAGTGTGAAAGTAGCACTTGGAGTGCCCGTGGAGTTTCTAAACTCAATGTCTGGTATAATCTGTTTGACCGACATAAACTGCTGCCCGTCCCCGATATCAATGCCGCTCGACTCAACAAAGCTACTTATTGCACTGGGAGGGTTTGTACTGCCATCTGTAATACCATTTTCTTGAAAGTAGATGTTGCCGTCAGGAGATGCTGCGATAGGGAATCCAGACACACCCCCTGCATCCCAAGCAGTGCGATCAATAGTTCCATAAAACCAAATCTTATCAGCGTAGTTGTAGACAACATAACTATCGTTGTTCAAACTACTAGCCGAAGGATAGAACCACCACACCTCATTAAACTCTGCGTTACTACCTGCAGTAACTTTACTAAGCTGTGAAACGTTTACGTTGTCGAATACATACTCTTCCACAGGGCATGGGATTAAAGTTACGTTACCGTCATAACGGTAAAACACATCGTTACCCATCCAGAAAACAGAATCTCCAACGGCTACCGCAGCGTTTTGTCCCACAATAGAAGTGTTGGTTGATACCTCTGTTAGTCCAAAAGTAAACGGAGCACCAATAAACTGCATTGCTGACACAGAACGATCAGTAAACACAATGACTTGTTGTTTTGTCTGGACCGCAGCAATAATTTCTGAACCAGTGCCTATTCGTATTTCACCAGCGGTGTTAGTTGCTGTCACACCCCAAACCGTGAAACTCTCTTGGTTAGAAAACCGTATAGTTAGGGGATCTAAGTTTCCGGCGTCAGCTTGTGGGTCGCATCCAAAAGCCAATACGTGTCGATCTTTTTCAGAAACCAATACAATATTAGCAACTTGCGGCTGATTGGTTCCGTTCACCGAAGTGATATTCACCGCTCTACTGCCGACCCCCGCAGAAGTATCCCAATAAAAAATACCCCCACCCCTAACATTAGCTAGTAGATCTTCCCCGAAATTATCCATAGACCAAAGGCGAAGGGACGCACTCGGAATAGTAACGTTCGCAGCGGAACCCCAAGTCCCACGACTGTATGGTCCAGCACCCCAGCCACTACCCACCGCAGCATCATTTAATCCTACGTTAATTTGGTAGTTGGCGACAGTGCTCGAGCCGCCGTTTCCTGTGTCTGCACCGTTTGCAACCGCCGTAGCGGTGATGGTATAAGAGTTTGCATTTACAATAGATGCGACTTGATATTCTTGGTTTAGCACAGCCGGAGATATAAGACCGCCTAAACTTGCAGCATTAGAGAATGTGACGAAGTCACCTAGAACGCAGCCGTGGGATGTGTCAGTTACAGTAAGAACTGCGCTGTTTAAACTTGCAGCAAATCTAGCGTCTCCGGCCCCTGTAGTAGCGCGTATTGGAGTAATGTCATACGGTTGTGAACCATCTACAACGTAAAGTTTTTTAGACGTACCCGCACCAACCAACCGCGTACCAACCAACGATGTCCAAGTGTGTAAGTCTCGGCATGTGCCGAGCATTGTAGTCGAAGTTAGCCGAGTCCACCCGCCAATTGTTTCGGGGAGTCCTAAACGAAACCTTATCTTATCGCCGTCACGCCACCCACCTTCGTTGGTGTAGTCCGTAGTATCTTGTACAATACCTGGACGAAACTGGAGCTTTTGCAGTGTCATTTATAAACCTCCAACGAGATGATTACGAAATAGTTCCAGAGTTAGTGTTTAAGTCACCCAAAGCTGTTAGATTACCAGAGCTATCTACACGAAGAACATTTGTGTTATTGTACGCAAATGTAAGGTTTGTACCTGACGCGGTTACAGTCCAGCTTTCAGTTCCCCCAGTAAGGGTTATAGGAGAAGTTAGGGTTGGAGTGGCAGAGGTAGCCTTCGCGTTTAATTGTGTTTGTATGTTTGATGTAACACCCGAACTGTAGTTCAACTCCGCTGACGTAGAAGTAACCGTTACACCGCCTAAGATCAATGAGCCAAGGTCTAACGAGCCTGTAATATCTACAACAGCCGCACCAGATCCCGCACCATCGCTATAAATAATTTTTGTTGTGTTGTTTAAAACACTTACGTTCGCCCCAGAACCTTGGGTAAATGTGGCTGTCTGCCCACTGCCGTTCTTGACGATGTATATATGCTGCCCATTATTTGGCGACACCGTTACCGTATTTGCACCAGAAGGAGATCCACCAAGCACAAGGGTTTTGTATTGCCCATCAGAGAGAGAACCATCGGTAGTAGCCAAAGTATGCGAAGTTCCAGACAGCGAAATAGTACCAACACCGTTTGTTAGACGGTCTATGATACTCATGTTATCGTTTACGGTGGTGCCCCATGTAGCTGACTGTTCACCGTTGGCTGGAAGCTCAATGCCGCCGTTGTCTGTATATGTACTTGGCATTGTCCACCCCTACGCTGCTATTCTTGTCCATATTGTACCTGGTTCAGGTCTTATTTCACCCCATACAATTGCTTTCCCGACACTACCTGTGGCAGATACCCCAGTTGGGCTCACCAATGCTGTGCCCGTCATTGTTATAGAGCCTACACTACCTGTAGCTAAAACTCCAGTGACATCCGCACCAGCACCCGCCTGACCTTGGGCTGTGCCAACAGATATAGTTCCAGCTACGCCAGCTAACGTTAAACCGCTTTGATTGCCAGTGACATCAACGGCACCAATAGCACTAGGAGCTTCAACTCCAGTTGGACTAACAATCGATGTCTGTTGGTTCCCAACTTGACCTACTGAACTAGTAGCCGCAATTCCTGTAACCACAATGGACAAGTCTGTAGAAGTTATAACTGTGCCTAGACCACCTACCATAGCGGCTGGCGATGTAATTACTGGTTGTCCACCAGCGTCTACTGCAGCACCGTTGCTTGATGCAGTGCCCTCAACAGACCCTAGAAGTAGGCCGACTTGGCTACCTGTTACAGTTACCGATCCTATAGCACCGCTTGCTGTAACCCCCGTAGGGATAAACAACTGCTCCCCAGCACCGACATCGGCAAAGGCTGCGGTTGAATATGGGGAAAAGCCTAACATGCTACGTTTTGTCTCCTATTATTCTGGCTTAGTAGGCCATGCTATATCTGTAGGAAAACCAGCTTGTTCTGGAATGTCCCTTAATTTTTGACGGTATGAAGTTCTCTCGGCGGACATAGCAACAAAATCAGGATGGTCTGATATAGCCCATATATCCGTATCTATAAGAGAATAATTTCTAAACTCTCTTACTTCAGACTCTGTTGTAAGATCATCTCGGACCGCCAATGTTAAATGATAAGTCATTTTTATATTCTCCTATTAGCCCTAAGCAAATGCCGCACCAGAACCCCAATCACCGTTTTTGTCGCGGATGAAAAGTTTTTTGGCAGAGCTATCCCAATATAAATCCCCCGTGGAAGGACTTCCCGGTGCAGAGCTAGATGAATAGAGAGAACTAGCGGAACCACCTACGCCACCCGATGTTATAGACGCAGCCGTAGTTGAGTCAACAGACGCAATGTTAGTCAACTGTCTTGAGTTGCTAATAACTTGAGTGCCACTTACTTGTACAGCCATATCTTACGGTCCTACGTTTGTGTTTGGAAATGCGTTTATACTACCCGCTTTCCAACAAATACGAATAGCGCCTTCACCGTTTTGAGTAAGATTTTGGTAATACCCACCAGTTTGACCAGCGCCAAAAGCAGTAACCCCAGATGGAGTGCCCGAAACGACAGAGCCTATGCCACCCGCAGTACCTTGGACGCTGCTTCCACCGCTTCCACCGCCAGCGCCGTTACCAGCTTGTCCGTATATCTG